GCAGGCCAGCGTCAGGTTGTTGTTGCCGGTGGTCGGACTGGACGCCAGGGACTCGGTCACGCCATCTGCCGCCAACGCGGTGACCACATAGGTCTGAGGCGACAGGTTCTGATTCTGAGCGATCGTCGTTGTGACCGTCGGCGCGGCGGGCACCGGGAACGTCGGCAGAAAGTTGATGGCCGCCAGCGTCCAGTTGGATGCGGATGTGCGGCTGAGCTCGCGGGCAGCGTAGTCGGGATGGGTGATTGTGATGACGTCCGAGTTTTGCGCATAGCGCAGCTCGAACAAGTCGTTCTCAATGTAGGGCGTGGTCAGCGTGTAGACCCGAGCCGACGTGTAGTTGGCCAGGCCTGGGTTGGTGTTGACGCCCCAATAGTCCTGCGTCGTGAACGTGTTGGCGCCGGTGACCGTGATCTTGAAGAACCTGGCAGGAGTGCCTGACAGCGAACTGAGGTAGACCCAATCGCCAGTCGAGTAGCCGTGCGCGGCCGTGGTGGTGACCACGTTGCCCACCACCGAGGTGATTGACACGGTGGGTTCCAGCAAGGTGCTGCCATCGACGTGAAAGCGGATGTACTGGTGGCCGAACTCCAGCAGCACTGTCTGCTCTGCCGAGTACGCAAACGGGATCAGGCGCACCTTGGTGTTGCTGGCCTTGGCCTCGTTCACAAACCGAAAGCCAGGGCGGCGTGCCGCGGGCCCGTGGGGCAGCACGCGAAAGTTGAGCGACTTGCTCAGGCCGGTCTGGTATTTGGTGAGGTCAAGCCGGCCGTAGAGCTCGGGCGTGATCTCACCGCCAGCGAAAGATCTGAGGAGGGTCTTTGCGCTCATAGTCTCGAGATGATGTGAGCCGGGACGTGGTCAGACGACTCGCTCGAGCGATTGACATCGATCGCGGCGGCCATCTCAGCCAACTGCAGTGAGGTCTGGCGCAGCCTGGCGCCGATGTTGGCACCCTCGCTGCCCTTGATGATCGGCCCGGCGATGTAGCTCGCCACCAGCATGCCCAGCGCATCGACAAAGCCGTTGGAGAACTTGGTCGTGTCAGTCACGTCTCGCGTGTAGAGCAGCACCGCCTCGGGCTCGTTCGTGCGCAGCACGCCCGACTCGATCTCGAAGTCAGAGCTGCCTCGCTCGCTGAAGATGTTGTCGACCAAGCCCCAGTTGTACTGGACGTGGTACGACGGCCAGACGAACCCAGAGGCCGTGACGAACTTCAGCTGCAACACCCGCAGCGGGTTGATGCAATCTGCCGGCAGCGCGTAGGCGTATTCCCAGACGTCGCTGGTGTTGGTGACCTCGGCCAGCTGGGCCCGGGTCTTGGCAAACGACCAGCGGTGCATCTCGATCAGCAGCTTGCGTGCGATCGGGTAGAACCGTGCGCAGTGACCCGACTCAGCACTCCCGTCTGGTGGCGTGATCGATGTCACCACCGCATCGGCGCCGATGTGACTCAGCGCGATGTTGCAGATGTCAACGGCTGAAGGCATGGCTTAGTCCTCGTAGAGGGCCTTGGCGAGATCCGACGCCGAGCGTCCACCCTGGCCGGCCGTGATCTCAAGGTCGGTGATCTGCAGGTCGAGGTACACCTCGCTCTCAGCCTCGCCCTCTTCTTCCATTTCCACCTCTTCGGTCGAGCGGGTGACCATGGCCACAGCGCGAAGGCCGACGACCTTGCCAGCTGGCAGCGGAGACATGATCCCCAAGGCCTTGCACTGGTCATCGTTCAGGCAGATCCGCAGCCCATGCCCATACGGATTCTCCTTCATGGGCTCGGGCGACATTCCCTCTTCAGACTTCATGCTGACCAGTGCCATGGTGCCCCCTATCAGTTGACAACAAAGAAGTCGAAGATCGTCGTCGCCGTTGCTGCGGCGTTGCCGGTAACGGTGAACGATCCCGCCGCAGGGGTAACGCGAACGCTGGTCAGCGTGGAGTCACCAGCTCGCAGGCTGACGAACACCTTGCTGGTTGCAGCGACGGTCGAGTTGGTCACCACCACGGTCGTGCCAGCTGCAGCAAACGCAGCGCGACCGCTCAACGTGTTGATGGTGGCGTTGCCTGGTGTGCCGCTGCTGTCAGTGCTCAGAACAGTGAGCGATCCGACTCGGGTGACCGTGGTACTGCCGGTGCCGGCGGCGCCCACAGTGACGTTGCCCGTACCGGTTGGGGCCAGTGACACAGCCGCATTGGCGCCGTTGAAGGTCACAGTGCTAGATGCTGCAACGGTCGTGAATGAACCGGTGCTGCCTGAGATCGGCACACCGCTGATCGACAGCGTCGAGGCCGGGGTGGTTTGCAGTGCTGCAGGGATCAGGTACTCGCGGTTATCCGTCCCGACCAGGCCGAGGACGGCGCCGGTAGACGAATCAACCAGGGTTTCAGTAAAAGCTCGCCGAGTTGCTGGCATGACTGTTTCTCCTTAGAAAAAAGGCCGAGACAATGCCCGGCCTTTCGATCTGATTGCAGGCCGCCCCTCAAACGAGGTCGCGCCCTTCGTTGTCTGGCTTGCGGGCCTTGGGCTTTTCCACCTCGGGCTTGACCAAGGTGAGGTTGTCTCCGAGGCGCATATCTTTCGGGAACTCGGTCTCGAAGATCTCGCCTGTTTTGACAACCTTCCCCAGGTGACTGACGAAGGTGTCGCGTTGCGCTTGATACTTGGCCATTCGTCAGACTCCCGATCAGGCCACCACGAAGCCGGACGGGTAGTTCTTGCCGACGTCCTGGGCATCCTTGACCAAGTTCGCGGTGAACGAACCGGCGGTCAGGGGGCCAGTGCCAACGGTGTACTGCAGGCCCAGGTAGCGCTGACCGATAGGCTGTGCTGCGAGAACCGATGAAGGGATCTCGAACACGATCGGACGGCGGCCTGCGGTCAATTCAGCTTTGCCGATGGCGTCGGTCTGAACCAAGATCGTCGGAGAAGTCAGGGCAGCAGATGCCGAGGTGATCCCCTGGAACGTGACGGTCGCAGCGCCGGCCGCGGTCACGCTGGCGTCCACCGTGACGACGACATACAACGTGGCACCGGTGCCAATGTCACGAACCTGGCTCAGGTCGATGGTGTTGGCAGAAACCGCCGTAGCGGTAACCACCTGTGCAGAAGAGAAGTTGTTTTGCGAGTCGATGATCATTTTGTCTGCTCCTTCGAATTAGGACACCAGGGTTTCGGCGATGCCGAGCTGGTCGACGGTGCGGATGGGGATGCCCATGAAGGTCAGGTTGTTCATGGTGGTGCCGAACTGCGTCAGGCCGGGCTGGATGGCCAGGGCGTTGCTCGACTTCTCGAGCGCCTGGATCATCAGACCTTCCTTGATGGAGCGGTTCGTGTAGAACGCCAGACGGGTCATCGAGGGGTTCGGGATGCGAGCGATCGCCTTGACCATCTGCTTGATCAGATTGGTGGCCGAGGTGGTCTGCTGGCTGCCGGTCACGCCGATCCAGTCGGACACGTCGATGTTGGCAATACGAACCACATAGCGCCAATCCTTCACGACCATGCCAGCCTTCCACTGGTACAGGGTACGCAGGGCCTGGTACCAGCCGCCGGAGCCATCAGGCACCGACTCTTCGCCCAGATCCTGGTGCTGCAGACCAGCGGTCGAGCCCTTCGGGAAAGGCATGAAGCAGGTGTTCTCGCCCCAGCCAACCAGGTACATGGATGCGTTGTCCGAACCAGCGCCGCCGGCCAGGATCACGTTGTTGCCGTTGCCGGCCGTGGTGCTGGAGTAGCGAGAGGCCAGGCCCAGGAACTGCTTCTGATCCACAGCGGGGTTGCCCGTGAAGATCGTGCCAGCCATGGTCTGGTTCATTGCTTCGATGAACGCGGAGTCTTCAGACAGACGGAACGCAGCGGTGTTGCCGTTCAGCTTGGCCACTTCGACGTCGATGTGCGAGCGAGCCTCGAGGATCGCGCAGCCTTCATCCACGGTTGCGGTGGTCGACTTGCTGGTCGGCACGCCCATGTTGAGCGAACGCCAGTAGACGGTGGGCAGGCCCGTGCGGATACCGACGCGGTGGCCGGTAGGCAAGTTGCCTTCAACGAAGACAGCGTCCTCGAGAATTTCGTTTTGCTGCGAGAGCAGTTCAGCCAGAGCGAGCACCTTCCCGTTGGGGTCGATGCGCTTAGACCAGTCGAGCAGGGTGAGTTGGCCAGCGCCAAGAGTTGCCATGATTCAAGTCCTTTCAATTTGAGGGGTAGAGGCGCTCAGCGATCGATTTCGGTGCTCCTGCACCGCTTCGATCTCCTTGCACCAGCGAGTCTTCGCTGATCTTTTTGCCGACGGCGACGAACATCTTGATCACCGCAGGGTGGTTGCCCAGCCCCGTCTGATCCAGCATCGCCTTCAACTCGGGTCCACCGAAGGCGTCCACGGCTTTCTTCGCCACGGCAAGGTTCTGCTGGAGCTTGTCGCCCCCCAGTTCCTTGTCGCCCTTGACCTCTTCGGCCCAGGACTCGACGAGTTTGCGATGCGCTTCTTGCTGCCGTTCGACCATTCGCATGCCGATGTCGACTGCTTTCTGCGCGTCTTCACCCTTGAGCTTGAGCTCCTTGGCGAAGGTCGTGAACTCTTCAAGTGCGGATTTATCCGCTTCCATTCCTTCAGGCAGTTTGAACTCGTAAGACTCGGGGGCCTCGGCCACCTTGTCCGCTGAGTCGGCCTGCTGCGCCTGACTTTCGTCAGATGCAACCACCTTGCCCGCGTCTGCAATTACTTCAGCGTTCTGCGTTTCCCCGGCTGGCTGAGAACTTGCGCCGGCGTCTGCAATCTGTTCAGTCACTTCGATGCTCCTGCATCATTTTCAAATACGCATCGGGTGCGGCTTCGGTCAGCTCCGCGAGAAGAAACAGTCCGAGGTGTCTCTTTCCCTCGTTCAACGCCATCGTCATCGAGTTGGTGTTGAACGAAGTCCGGTACACCCCAGCCTCTTCAAGCAGACGCCACACGATCCGGCGCCCTTGTGCATGGGCCACCAGCCATTTCAGGTCTTCCACTTCCCGCTTGCGCTTGAGAGCCTCAAGCTGCTCGTCGTTGGTGTCAGTTAGGTCTGGCATGACTGGTTGGGCGAATTGTGTGGGGGTGTTGTGCGATCAAAGATACGATCAAGCTGCGACGTAGCCCTGGGCGTTGACGTAGACCGCAGCACCGGTGGTGATACAGGCCACGTTGAGCGCCGTGTTGGCGGTCGTGCGCAGGGGAGTCGGGAAGCTGACATAGGCCTCATGGTGGTCGCCGGCACCCGTCAGGCCCAACCACCCGCGCCAGATCACCGTGGCGCCATCCTTGATGACGACTTCAGTGTTGACCGTTGCCGACTGGTTAACCATCTGGATAGCGGTCAGATAGTTGCGCAGGCCAGCGCCGGCAGCAGCGGCCATGGCCACATCAGTCGTGTTGACGATGCCACCTGCAGCTGCGGCGTAGACCCAGGGGGCAACCGCAGGCCGTTGAGTGACCACCAGCGCAGTGTCAGCGCCAACACCTTCGGTTGATGCACCCTTCACCGTCGCACGAATGAACGGGTTGGTGCCATCAGACACAGCCTGCTGGTTCTTGCCGGTGTCGCCAATGCCGAAGGCCATGACCAGGATGTTGGCGCTGGCCGCCGGCGGGGTGGCACCTGCCACGGACAGGAACAGAGCCGGCAATGAGCCAACGTCCAGCGCAGCGAAGCTGATCACAGCTGCCGGGATCGTGATGCTGTTGACGTAGAAGATGATGGTGTCGGCACGCATCACGATCGCATAGCGACCCCAGGCGCCGTTGGCAGGCTTGAACGATGCCGGAATGGCCACCGTGTTGCTCTTGACGCCCGACTCATAGGTCACTGCGTTCAGGTTGCCGGAACCATCAATTTCGAAGCCCACGCCATCGGTGACGGGAGCAGCCGTGGTCGGGGTGGTTGGAGCAGTGCCAAGACCAAAGAACCGGTAAGCATTGGCCTGTGCAAACGTCGAGATCTGCACCGCAGAGCCCCAGGCCAGGAAGTTGATGCCCGAGTTGCTGAACGACGGTTTGGTGAAGCAGCCACCGTAAGCGCTTGCCGTGGTCGAGCTTGCCACCGTGAGCACACCGGCAGAGGCGGTGGCTGTGCCAGTTGCGTTCTTCAGTGTCCAGCGATTGACGGTGTCGAGCGTGTCGAACGTCTCGGAAAACAGCGCCACCGGCTCATCGGTCACGCGCAGGTAGTTGTACGCGCTGACGCTGGCAGCCAGGCCGCCCGGTCCGACGACGGCCTGGCCACTGGCAAACGTCCCATCGCCCAGGTCGATCTGCTTGATGCGTAGTGCGTGGTCGTTGTCGTGGGGAATGCTTGTATCGGGCATGTCAGTCTCCTCAAACTTGCGAAGGGCTAGGGGTGTTGTAGCCCTGGAACATGTTCATCACGTCGGTGAGCGCATTGCTGTCACCGGCCTGGGTCGGCGCATTGCCGAGCTTCTGTGTCGTATCGGCCACGCTGTTGGCCATCTGCGCCATCTGGGCCATCTGCTGCTGTTGCGCACGCTGGGCACGCATCTCAGCCACGCGCTCGTCGGGCACGATCCACTTCGGACGGGCGCCGAACATGTCGCCGTAGTCGTCGATGATCTGGTCAGTGTCGATCTTGTCCCAGGTCGTCGGGTCGCCCTTGGCAGCCGCGATGGTGCCGACCACGTTGAGCAGTCGATCAGCGCCAGCCGATGCCACAGCACGCTGAGCCTGGGCCAAGGTCGAGATGAACTCGACATTCAGATCCATGCCCTGCAGCTCTGGTGGCGCAGGTGGCAGGATGCCGGCCGCGGAGGCCGTCTCGAACGTGATGTCGATCAGCGGGCTCAAGAGCTCGTTGTGCAAGCGCTCGAGCACCGGACCCAGCATCAGCAGCTTTTCCTCGTGTCGCTCAGCCACCTCGGTGGCAGTGATGCCAGAGCGGGTGTCGTTTGCCAGCATCAGGAACAGGTCGGCGTAGTACGCGCTGCGGATGCGACCGCGCACGTCCTCGATGTCCATGCCCAAGTGCTGCAGGTTCAGGTTGACCTCAAACGCCGAGCGCACGCCCGCGTTTTGCCCCACGCCATCGACGTAGAACACGCCGCCAGGCAGTCGGGCCTTGGCAGCTTCCTTGTAGCGCACAGGCACCTGCAGGGGCGGGTTGACCTGGTAGTCGATCGCCTGACCCTTGCGCAGCTGCTGGTGCTGGAGCTGCTTGACGTCGCCCAGGCACTCCATGCCCGGTGACTGGCCATAGACGTCGTTGCCGGTCACAGACCAGCGAGGCGTCAGTGCGCGGAACTGCTTGAACCCGGACTCGCGCAGGAACTTGTTGCCACCCTGGTTGCTGCCAGGCTCGAAGTACATCGACGCGAACGGCATGTTCTTGTCGTCGAGCTTGCGGACATCGCGGTCACGCCGCGGGGCGATCATGTGCGTGACGTCGAACCACTGGTCGTAGTTGCTGCGGTCCCATGCGGTCTGCACGGCGCTGCTGCAGTTGTCGTAGCCGAACTGCTCGACCATCTGTGCACACGTCATCTGGAACTCGCGCACCAGCGTGTCGACCTGGCCGCGGTAGTTCGTGGCGATCATGTACTCGCCGGCCGTCATCGGGTAGTGATGGATGACGTTGTCGAAGTCGGGCATCACCAGGCTCGAGGCCGTGCCGAATGCGCCGAGCTCCTCGTAGAGCGTGTGCAGCGTGTTGTAGGTGTTCGACGTGGCGAAGATCGAGCGCATGATCTCGGCGACATCGTGCAGCCAGACCTTGACGGTTTCGACTTCCATCAGATCCTTGTCGCGAAGTCCCAGGCGGAACCACGGCCGAGCCGGGCTCGTCATGCCTGACATCATGCCGGCGGCGAGCGTGCGCAGAGCAAAGATCGGGGTGTTGTCGAGGATCTCGTTGTGCTTCTTGCGCCCCTTGTTGCGGTCCTGCACGAAGTAGCGCCCAGAGCGCGGATGCTGGTAGCGGCTGATCTCAGACCAGTGCTCCATCCACGTCGAGCGCTCGTTGTAGAGCGCCTGCTTTCTCGCCATGGCGAGCTGCAGGGGGGTGCGGGTGTCGGGGCGCTGTGCCATCAGGAGCCCAGCAACGTGTTGCCGCCAGTGGTAAGCGCGCCAGGCTTGATGCCCTGGGCGCCGGTCAGCATCGTGCCCGTGCCAAAGCCCATTGACTGACGCGACCGGCGACGGTCGGCCATGCTGTCAGGCTCTTTGGCAGCCTGCGGCGGGGGCGGCGGTGGTGGAATCTTGGGGGCAGACATGCACATAGATCAGGCCTCATTCATTGACATACGAGCGCTTGACCTGCCGCCACCGGTGTATGCACCAGGCGCAGACCCGCTGCCTGTCGGGGCAGCACCGGCGCCACCTGACCCCAGCATCGTGCTCATGCGCTTTGCTGCACGCTCAGTGACGCTGGGCGTTGAGCCCATGGCGGTCTGGCGACCGAGCATCGTCGGAGCCGAGGCGCCGAGCGATTGCAAAGCGGGGGTTGCGGTATTGCCGACTGCACACATGGCGCGGATTGTGAGTCCGTGCCGAATACCCAAAGACACGGGATCAGGCGTAGGGGTTGTAGTCCAGCGGTGACTGATCGCGCACGGGCAGACCCATCTCCCTGGCCATGCCGGCGGCGCCGTGGTCTTTGCGCACCGGGTAGGCGAAGGTCAGCGCCAGCGCATCGCCCATGTCTGGGGATCTCAGCAGGCGCTTCTTGATGTCGTCCTTCGATTCCAGGGCAATCGCGTCGGTCGGCGTGAAGCTGTAGGTGGGTGCGGCCAGATCCTGCAGCAGCTCGGTGGCGTTGGGTATAGCGCCACCGGCACGCAGCCACTCGCGCATCTCCCACCACATCTCGGTGCGCTTGTTGACGTAGCGCGAGCTCGAGGCCTTGCCACCAAAATGCACCTCGATGACGTCATGGCCCAGCTGGCGCAGGCGGTCGATCACGCCTGACCCATTGCCAGCGTCGATGAACACGGCGTCGGGCTTCCAGCGCTCGATGTACTGCGCCACGCGGTCGGCCAGCGCCATGTTGTCGAGCCCCAGGTAGCTCTCGGGCTTGCCGCAGCTCAGACCCTGGCGAGGCATCAGCACGCTGCGATCATCACCGAATCGCGCCGGGTCGACGCCCAGGATGCGTGGGGCAAATCCATATGCCTCGGCCCTTGGCGTGCGCTTGGCTGCCTCATGCAAGTCGCTCAGGCTGATCAGCTGGTCGTCGCCAGCCGCCGTGAAGTCGCACAGGTATTCGCGTGAGAACGAGGTCTCAGACATGTCACGGCGCAAGCGCTCGACTTCATCGGCATCGAGCGACTCGGTGTCGTACACCGTGTAGAGCGCACTGTGCCAGTCGGGCAGCTGCTTGGCCTTGTAGTAGAGCGACGAGAACAGGTTGACACCGTTGGGCGTGCCGATGAACAGCGCCCAGCCTTTGCGGTCAGACAGTGCAGGTTGCACGATGTCGTTCCACACCTCGGGGCGGATCTGGGCCACCTCATCGATGACGACGCCATCCAGGCGCACGCCGCGCATTGCGTCAGGATTGTCGGCACCGTAGACGCGGATCATCGAGCCGTTGTGCAGCTTGACCCACAGCTCGGACTCGTTGATCTCCACCAGGCCGAACGGCACCAGCGGTGCGACTCTTGCCTTGAGACGGGCCCAGGCAATGGCTTTGGCTTGCTTGAGCTGGGGCGCGACGTAGAAGTACATCGGCAGCTCTTTGGTGCTGCGCAGGGCTGCGTTGATCAGCTCCATCAGCGCCAGCTCGGTCTTGCCAGCCCGGCGGTGCAGAGCCAGCACAGTGAACCGCTTGCGGTTGAGATGGCATTCCTTCTGCCACTTGCGTGGCCGGTAGCCGAGATCGATCGTGCTCACACCAGCTCGTCGGGGTCGAGGATCTCAGTCGGCACGCCGGTGGCGATGACGATCTGCTGAGTCTTGACGGGGCCGCCGTTTGCGCCGGTCAGCTCTGTGCGGTCGGAGAACACCGACTTGCGCCTACCCTTGAGCAGCAAAGCCAGCAAGGAATCGCTGTAAACGGTCTTGGAGCCGATTAACTGACCACCCTGGTACACAGGCTCTTCCCAGCCATCGATCGCGCGTCTACGGGCCTCTGCTTCGAGTTTGTCGGCCGCCATCTCAATGGCTCTGTCGCAGGCCGCAGCGAACTCGGCGTCATCTTGCCGACGGCGCCACACCGAGACGCGATCAATCCCGGCCAGCTCGGAGGCATGGCTCAGGATGCCGCACTCGCTCAGTGCTGCGAGGAATGCATCGGTCCAAAGGTGTTGCCTGTTGCTCATGCCGTGACTGTAGGGGTCTCACTTGCTGCTAACGATACGCCGGCGGTAGTCAGCCGGGATCTGCGAGCGCGTCCGACCCTTGGCAATGTGCGCGATGCAGGACTTGCTCACCTCCATCTTGCCAGCGATCCAACCGTAGCTGTAACCGTCGTCCAGCAACTCCATCACCAGGCCAACATCGTGATCGGTCAGGATGGCCCGCGGATGCGACTCGCCAATCGCATGACCGCGCTCATTGACTGCAATCATGCGATTCTTTGCACGTTTATGTACTCCGACCATCGCCACCTCCAGTTTGCGGTTTTCAACATGAACCAGCACAACAACACCCCGCTTCATGTGCAACACGCAACACTCCCTATAGGGTCGTGTTGCGTGGTGTTGCACCTTTTGAAGCTGCGCAACACTGCAACATGCTGCAATGTTGCGTGCATGTTGCATGTTGCATCACTGTTCTTTGCAAAACTTTGCACGTTCATTCAACCCGTCAAACAATCGACAGGCATCCGTCTTCTTCAAAGAACGGTGCGTCATCACCTTCGCACATGGCCAAAAGTGACCTGCGAACCCGCATCCGGCGCGTGTCACGCTTGCGTTCTTCGGGTTCTGGAAGTCGTTTGACGGCCTCTTTGATGACGGCTTCGAGCTCAATCCCAGTGCTCTGGAACTCGGCCATCTCCATCACCACGGCATGCACCACGGTCTCGATCGGACCCATCTTCTTTGCTGCCGCCACAGATCCGGTCGGCACATCGATCTCGCGCACGACGCAAGAAGTGATTACATCGCCATCCTCGTCGTGCCCGATGTTCTGGGCCTCAAGGTCAAAGCCCCATGCCTCATCGTCCACTCCGTCCTTCATCTTCGAGGTGCGCAGCACGCGCCCCTGGGGCAACCGTTCCACCGCAAGCTCAGCGTCGGCCGCTGCCTTGAGCCCTGACCAGCCCCGGGCGCCTTTGCTGGCGTCTTTGCCGGCGTGGTGGACCAAGATCACCAAGGCACCGGTGGCGCGGTGTATGCCCTTGCAGTGAGCCAAGGCCTTGCCCATGTCCTCCGCTGCGTTTTCGTTCGCGCCTGGTGTTGTCTGGGCGAACGTGTCAATGATCACCACGTCTGCCTTGCCGATGGCCCTGGCGATGTCGAGCGCGTCATCGCGCTGGAGCAGGTTGGGCGCGTTGGCAATGACGCCGATGCCCAGGTTGACGCCGTGCATTTGCTGGTAAGCCACCATGCGGTTGCGGAACCCGCCGGCGCCTTCGGCGCAGATGTAGATCACCCTGCCCTGCTTGACCCGGCGACCACGCCACTCCATGCCGCGATCGATCGCTGCGGCGATGTCGAGGGCGATGAAGCTCTTGCCGCTGCCTGACTCACCGAACAGGACAACCAGCTCAGCGCGAGGAATCACGCCCTTGACGATCCACGAAGGCGCTGGCCGGCTGGTGAACTCATCGGCCGACATGACTTGGAAACGATTGGGCTTGGCCTCGCCGTCTGCCTCAGCAGTGGCGCCTGGCTCAGACTCCTCGGCGATCGCGTCGAACTCCTCGGGGCTGGCAGGGCCTGAGTCGAGCGGAATGCCCAGCATCTTGCCGACCGAGCGCATCGTGACCGGTGTCGAGCCATGCCGACCGCGGCCGAACGTGCGCCAATGCGTGAGAAGGTTGTCGGTGCCCTTGTACTTAGCGCCGCGTGAGCTCCACTGGTCCCAGACATCAAGCCCCTGGGCGCCGAGCTCATGGTGCAGCGCCATGCCGACGCGCAGCCAGGTCTCGAAGTCAACGTCGGGGTCGAGCTGCTCGACTGCCCGGCGGGCCTGCTCAAAGCTGAGCCCGAGGCGGTCGGCGCTGGACGTCTCGCGTGGCTGATCGCGGTGGCCGAACCGGCGATTGACCTCGGCCACGACCAGGTCGTTGATCGGCGCAATGCTGGCGCTGGTGCCCAAGAGCTCGCAGACCTCGAGCACGTTGCCGGTCCAGGTGACAAAACCGCGGTCAGAAAAGGTCTCGAAGCCCCAGCGGTCTCTGCTGGTGGCACTCTTGGCATTCGCAATGCGTCCGCGGTAGACCGCATGCACACCAGTGCCGGACGGCGAGAGCTCGGCGTAGGTGTCGCTGACCATCTCCAGCACCTCGGGATCGACGTCCCCGCTGGTGACGCAGTGGTCGAAGTCGAGCACGGTGACGTCGAACTCAGGCATCAGCGCCAGGCCGACGCCGTCGAAGCCGCGGCGTGCCGCCGCTGTTCGCGCTGCTTCGAAGGTTGTCAGCTTGGCGCGGTCTGTTGGGCTGCCGTTCTGCCCAGCGCGTTTCTCGCCGGATGTGTAGAACGGGATCTTGCGGGCCTTTCCGTGCTCATCCTCCTCGAGCCGCCACATCAGCCACCCTGGCAGATGCTTGAGTTCGTCGGGTGCGGTCAGGCTGCGGACGTGCGGGGTGATCTTGGTCACGGCGCTCATCCGTCAGTCGGCAGAGCCGCCCTCGGTCTCGGCGATCATCTCAGCGCTGACGATCGGGAACTCGCTGGCCACTGCGATCGGCCCCAAGCACTTGGCCGCGTACTGGCATTGCCGGCACGCCTCAACGACGTCGGTGCGGTAGACCACTGGCAACCGGCCCTTGGATGCCTTGGCCATGGCCTTGGTCGCAGCCTCGATCTGGCCACCGCGCAGTGCAGAGACCTCGCGGAATCCGCCGGCGTACTGGTAAAGCATGCCCCGGCTGGAGCCGATGCGATCGGCGAGTAGTTCTTGCTCGTCGGGAGTGGCCGCGGCCATCCATACTTTGAGAGCGGTGAGAGGTTTGTCAGACATGATGATTGCGTCGAAAGTTGATACAGGAGTGCGTGACTGTAGCAGACAGTAAAGCACTTGCGTCAATTGCTGCAATCATGCAGGCTATGCGGATGCAAAGCGTGTACTCGCAACGG